CGCAGGTGGAAGAGCCCTACTACGACCGCAACACCAAGAGCTGGGTGTACCCCGTCACGCGGGCTGAGGCACCGGTGCTGGCATCCGCTGCTGCTGGTTACCTGATCACCAACGCGGTGGCGTAAGGGTAGGGCGCTGCCTGGCACTTGCCATGTTCACCGAAGACCTCACCGCCTTCTTCAACCCAGACACGCCGGGGTTCGCCCCTGGCCTGCTTGATGGGGTGGATGTGGAAGGCATCTTCGACAACGCCTACTTCGACCAAGACATGGCCGGCAGCGGCAGCACCCCCAGATACACCCTGCCCAGCAGCGCCGTGCCCGCCAACGTGGTCGGCATGGCGCTGGTGGTGGGTGGCACCACCTACAAAGTGGCCGAGCCCATGCCAAACGGCACCGGCGTCACCGCCCTGCGCTTGCGCACCTAAAGGCAAGCCATGGCCAGCGCCCAACAGCAAATCCTTGACGCCCTGCAAACCCTGCTGGCTGCCGGTGGCACGGTGGCTGCAGGCAGTGTGTTTGTGGACCGGGTCGACCCGCTGCAGCCAGAAGAGCTGCCCGCCATCCTGATCGAAGAGGGCAGCGCCGGTGAAAGCGTGGAGCCCTACACCATCAGTGGCCTGGAGCGGCGCGAGCTGGCCGTGCAAGTGCACTGCGTGCTGGCCAACAGCACCAGCGCCGCGGCTGATTCGCGGGCTTTTGGTGTGGCGGTTGAAAAGCTCATGGCATCCAATGCCGCCGCACAAGCCTTGCCCAAGGTCGTCAGCCTGCAACTGCAAGCCACCCGCCCCACGCTGCAAGGCGAGGGCGACCGCTTGCTGGCCACCCGCAGCCAAAGCTGGCAGCTGGCTTATTTGGTGCGCCCTGAGGCGCCCGACATCCTTTTGTAAACCCTTCTCAGAAAGCCCACCATCATGGCAAACGTCAACATCTGGAGCAAAGTCGCTGTGGCGGTGCAAACCGTCCTGGCCACCGCCAAAACCATCACCGCCATCAGCAAAGCCAACCCGGCCGTGGTCAGCAGCACCGCCCACGGCTATACCACCGGGCAAGAGGTCAAACTCACCGTCAACGGCATGATTGAGCTGAGTAACGCCGTGGTCAAAGTCACCAACGTCACCACCGACACCTACAGCCTGGACGGCATTGACAGCACCCTGTTTCAGACGTTTACCAGCGGCAGCGGCCAGCTGGTCACCTTTGGCGCCAGTGCCGCCACCTTCCAGGACGTGAACGCCAGCGGCGGTGAGGCGGCTGAGATTGACATCACCACCATCCACGATGACACCACCAAGCTCATCCCCGGCGTCAAATCCGCGCTGAGCTACAGCTTTGGCAGCCTGTGGGACCCGGCTGACCCCGCCCTGGTCGAGCTTAAAAAGGCCGACAACGTCAAAGGCACCCGCGCCATCAAGCTCACCTTTGCCAGCGGTGCCCGCGTGTTGTTTGACTGCTACCCCACGGTAAGCATGGCGCCCGGCGGCTCCACCGGCGGCCCGGTCACCACCCCGGTCAGCTTCAAGCTCACCGGCCCCGTCAACGCCTACACCAGCTAAACGCCATGGCCGTCATCAAACGCGCCACTGTTCCAACCCCCACGGTGCCCAAAGAAACCGTGGACGTTCCCGCCCTGGGTGGTGAGGTGGTGGTGCGCGGCCTGTTGCTCTCTGAGCGCATGGCCATTCAAAAGAAGATTGTCACCCTGCGCAAAGCCGATGCGGACGAAGAGGGCACCGTGCACGCCATCCTGCCTGTGCTGCTGGCCATCTGCGTCATTGATGCCGACAGCCTGCCCGTGTTTGACGTTGATGCCTGGCAAGCCTTTGGCGCACGCCACACCGCGCAGGCGGTGGACCTGTTCAACACCGCCTGGCGCCTCAGTGGCTTTGCCGGGCCGGAAGAAGCAAAAAACTAGCTGGCCAGCCTGAACTGCGGTTTGCGCTCAGGCTGGCCGAACGTATGGGGATCACCGTGCAACAGCTCCAGCAAACCATGACCGCCCAGGAATTTGGCCAGCACTACGCGCTGGAACAAGAGGAACCCATCCCCGCCGCCTGGTGGAGCGTAGCCGCCGCCATGCTCGCTTCTCTTGCCAACGGCCCGCTCAAAGAGCCCGAGCGCGGGCGCATCTGGCGCGCCTCAGACTTCATGCCCGCCCTGTGGCAGCACCACGCACCCACCGAGCCCGCTGCCACTGCGCAGCCGCTCACCGTGGCCCAAATCATGGCGCAAGCCCGCGCCGCAGGCATGGTGCAATAACATGGCCCAAGATGTCAAAATCAGCATCAGCGCGCAAGACAAAACCGCTGCCGCCTTCAAAACCGCCGCCAACAACATCAAAGGCCTGCAGACCGGTGCCATGGGCCTGGCTGCCAGCCTGGGCGGCCTGGGTGCAGGCCTGAGCCTGGCCGGGCTGGCCTCGTTTGCCAAAAGCGCCATCGACAGCATTGATGCCCTCAACGACATCAGCGACGCCACTGGCGCCAGTATCGAAAACATCAGCGCCCTGGAAGACGTGGCCGCGCGCACCGGCACCAGCATGGACACGGTCACCACCGCGCTGGTCAAGCTGAATCAGACGCTGAACGCCGCCAAAGCCGACAGCCCGCAAGCCCAGGCGCTGGAAGCCATTGGCCTGAGCGCCGCCGAATTGAAAAAGCTCGACCCGGCCGAAGCGCTGCTGAAAATCGCCACCGCCCTGGCAGGCTTTGCCGACGACGGCAACAAAGCCCGCCTGAGCCAGGAGCTGTTTGGCAAAAGCCTGAAAGACGTGGCCCCGCTGCTCAAAGACCTGGCTGACAAAGGCCAGCTGGTGGCCACCGTGACCAAAGAACAAGCAGAGGAAGCTGAGCGCTTCAACATCGCGTTAACCACCATGCAGAAAAACGTGCAGGATGTAACGCGTGACCTTGTTGGGCCGCTTGTTGAAGCGCTGAACACGACCATCGAAAAATTCAAGCAAAGCCGGGAGGCCGGCGAGGGCTGGTTTTCTAGCCTGACAAAGAACTACGATGACGATGTAGAAAGATTTTGGAAAGACCCATCTTCACTTTTCAGCACCAAAAGTGCGGCGGGAAATACTGGGGGAGCTACCGGAAGTTGGGGTGACCCAGTAGAAAAGCCAAGCGTCGTGCTTCCGCCAGAGCCACCAAAACCAAATAGGGGGCGCAACGGCGGCGGGGGTGGCACCAAAAAAGACCCCTACGCCGAGGCCGCCCGCTACATCGAAACCCTGCAAAAGCAGATCGAAAAAACGCAGGAACTCACCAACGTCCAGCAGCTGGGCCTGGACATCAACAGCGGACGCCTGGGCAAGATGACCGGCGCGCAGCAGACAGAACTGGTCGAACTGGCTAAAAAGCTCGACGCCATCAAGCTCGAGACCGAGGCCGAAAAAGAACTCACCGCCTGGCTTGACCTCAAACGCAAAGCCGCCACAGAAGCCGCCAACGCGGTGGACAAATCCAATGCCGAATACCAGGCACTGATAGAGCGCCTGGTCAGCAACACCCCCACCGGCCAATTCAAAGCCCAGCAACAAGACCTGGCCGCGCTGCAAGAAGCCTACGCCAACGGCCAGATCAGCGAACAACTCTACGCCGAGGCCGTCACCGCCCGCTTTGACCTCAACAACGAAAAGATGAAAGAGGGCAAAACACTAACCGAAGAACTGGGCCTGAGTTTCACGTCAGCGTTTGAAGACGCCATCGTCAGCGGCGAAGGCTTGAGCGACGTTTTTAAAGGCCTGGAGCAAGACATCATCCGCATCGTCACCCGCAAGCTGGTGACCGAGCCCATGGGCAATGCCATGGGTGACATTGGCGGCGTCATCGCAGGGGACTTTGGCAACTTTTTGGCCGACCTGTTGGGCATCAGCTTTGCCGGTGGCGGCTACACCGGAAGCGGCTCGCGCTCTGGCGGCATCGATGGCAAGGGCGGCTTCATGGCCATGCTGCACCCGCAAGAGACCGTGGTCGATCATGCCAAAGGCCAGCGTCTGAGCGCTGGTAACAGCGTCACCGTGGTGGTCAATCAGCAATTCGCCCCCGGCACTACCCGCGCCACCACCTTGCAAGCCGCTGCCGACGCCAGCCGCCAACTCAGCGCCGCCGGGAGAAACCTGTAATGAGCATCACCGTGCTGGCCGACGTGATCGTGCCCAACAGCATCCTGGCCGCTGGTGTGCGCGGCAAGCAAATCCGCAACAACACCCGCGTGGAAGCCCTCAACGGCAGGCAGACCATCAACGTCAACTGGTCGCGCACGCTGCGCCAATACGAATTTGGCTTTGTGCCTTTGTCGATTGAACAGTGGGCCACCATCGAGGCGATGTTTGAGGTCTGTGAAGGCGGCGCGTTTGGCATGCTGCTGGCTGACCCCAAAGACCAGACCGTCAAAATCACCGAGGGCGTGGCCACACTGATCAGCGGCACCACCTACCAACTGCACAAGCGCACCACGTCAGCCGGATCCACGCGCACCAAAGACCGGCGCATTACCCGCCCCATCGCGGCTGGGTTCGACATCAAGGTCAGTGGCGTGAGTCTGACTGGCGCGCAGTACACCCTGAACACCGTCACCGGCGTGGTCACCATCCCCAGCGCCCCCAGCGCCGCCACCCTCACCTGGAGCGGTAGCTTTTACGTGCCAGTGCATTTTCAGAGCGACGAAATCGACTGGGACATGGTGCGCAGCGGCCCGTATGACACCCGCCTGCTGGCAGGCCCCACCATCACCTTGAGCGAGGTGCGCGAGTGAAAACCCTACCCACCGCCCTGGCCACGCATATGGCCAGCGGCACCACCACTCTGGCGGACTTGCTGAAGATCACCCGCAAAGACGGCGCGGTGTACGCCTTCACCAGCGCGGGTGACGATGTGACCCTTGGCGGTGTGACCTACATTGCCAGTCAGGGCCTGGACATATCCAGCCTAGAAGTCTCCGCAGGCTTGGCGGTGGACAACTTGGAGTTGACCACACTGGACGATGGCACCACGTTTTCGCGCATTGATGTGCTCTCAGGTAAGTGGCGTAATGCTGACTTTGTGATCAGCCGCTACAACTGGGCCAGCCCGGCTGACGGCGTTGAAGTGCGCATGGCCGGCACCATTGGCGAAGTGCACCTCAAGCGCGGCCACATCGTCGCAGAGCTACGCGGCTTGCAGCAGGCCTTGCAGCAGCCCATTGGCAGCGTCACCAGCAAAACGTGCCGGGCGCGGCTGGGGGATGCGCTGTGCACCAAAGATTTGTCGGCATTCACTTTTCCTGGCCAAGTGTCCGCTGTGGCAAATAGTCAGGTTTTTTCTGATGCTACCGTTATCACGCCTGGCGATCCCTACTGGGATAGCGTTGGCACGCTGCTGTATTTCAACGGCACATCAGGCAGCACCACATTTGTGGACAGCAGCCCGGCACCGCAGGCCTGCGCGGTTTCTGGCACAGCAGTCTTAAGCAACGCCCAAAGCCGGTTTGGCGGCACCAGCCTCTATATTTCTGCCAGCGGCACCAACAGCGGGTATGCCGATACCACCGCAGCCACGCATGATTTTGGTGTGGGCGACTTCACCGTGGAGTTTTCGTTCTACCCCGCTGGCGGCGCTTATAACGCGCCGTTTTTCAGCATTGCCAACATTGGGTTGGCCGCCAATTTTGCCAACACCATGTTGTATATCGAATGCAACAACAGCACCCGCAAGCTGACCGTGTATGGGTTCACCACTGGCGGCACCTATGTTGGTGGCGTGGCCACCGCTACCGGCATTTATACCGCCGCCGGCTGGAACCATGTGGCGTTGGTTCGCGCATCCGGCGTGCTGTACCTGTACGTGAACGGCGTTCAGCGTGCCACGCTGGCATGGGCATCTGCTGTGAACTACACCAGCACCATGAAAGTTGCGGTGGGCGGCTGGAGCAATTTGTCGTTCGCAAATTGTTATTTTGAAGACGTGCGCGTTACCAAGGGCGCGGCACGCTACACCGCTGCATTTTTGCCCGCCGTGTACGCCGACACCTGGCCCAATTACCCCAACGTGACCACTTTCACCGGCTTTGCAGAAGGCTACTTTTCGGAGGGCTTGGTAACTTTCACAAGCGGGCCGCTGGCGGGCCTCACATTCAAGATCAAGTCGTTTTCCGGGGGGCAAACTGGAACCTTCTTGTTGTCGATTCCTGCGTTGCTTGCGCCTGAAATTGGCGACACCTTCTCAGTCGTTGCCGGGTGCCAAAAGCGCCTGGAAGATTGCCGCGACAAGTTTTCCAACGCCCTGAATTTTCAGGGCGAACCTCATTTACCGGGCATTGATGCCCTGACCCAATGACCACGCGCACCGCCATCGTGACCGCTGCCCGCCAGTGGCTTGGCACCCCGTTTCACCACCAAGCTCGCTTGAAATATGTGGGCTGCGACTGCATTGGCCTGGTGATTGGCGTGGCGCGTGAGCTGGGCCTGATCGCGCCCGACTTTGACGTTTCCGGTTACCCGCGCGTGCCCGATGGCACCACCCTGATGAGCACGGCACGCCAGCATATGACGGAGATCGACCGCGCCGCCATGCAGCCGGGTGACGTGGTAGTGGTGAGTTTTGACAAAGACCCGCAGCACTTTGGCATCTTGGGCGACTACCGTCACGGCGGGCTATCCATCATTCACGGCGCATCCAATCCGGGCCGGGTGATTGAAACCCGGTTGATGTTTTCAACGCATATGAAATTTGTCGCAGCCTTCGCGCTGCCGGGGGTGCAGTAATGGCAGTGCTTGCAGTAGCCGCCGCAGGCGCATGGGCGGGCAGCGCGCTGATCACCGGAACCGTGCTGGGCATGAGCGGTGCCGCCATTGGCTGGACCGTGGGCAGCATGTTGGGTAACGCCATGTTTGCCCCAACCCAAAAAAGCCAAGGCCCAAAGCTCAACGATTTAACCGTCAGCGGCAGCGCCTACGGCCAGCCCATCCCGTATGTGATTGGCTCGCCGCGCATGGCCGGGCAAGTGGTGTGGGCGTCCAGCAAACGCGAGATTGCCACCACCGAAAGCGCTGGCGGCAAAGGTGGTGGTGGGTCTGAGTACACCAGCTACACCTACGAGGTGGATATGCTGATTTTGCTCACAAGCAACCCCATCAACAGCGTTTCGCGCATCTGGAGCAACGGGGAGTTGATCTACACCGCCCGCGCCGATGTTGATGTAGCCAGCCGCCAGGCCAGCGCCGCCAGCACGCACTGGAGCCGCCTCACGGTTTACACCGGGGATGCCGCCCAGCTCCCTGACCCGACCTATGAGGCTGCGGTGGGCACGGCCAACGCCCCAGCGTATCGGGGGCGCGGCAGCGTATTTATTCAAAGCCTGCAGCTTGGCGGCAGTGGGCAAATTCCCAACCTCACGTTTGAGGTCAACCAGGCCACAGCGGCAGACAGCTACGCCACCCGTGAGATCGGCGTGTTTTGTACCGGGTCAACGCAGTTTGACGCCAACACCGTCGCCTCAGAAATTGGTCCCAATTTTTTATTGACTGGCATGACTTATGTGGCAGGCCAAATCCCGATGGGGGCGCAAGCCAGCGGCATCTTGCTGGAGTGGCCCAGCACAGGCGGCTGGCGGGCAGAGGGGCGGGTGTACCTGAACGGCCCTGGCACCCTGGTGGAATTGAGAAATTCAGTCAGTGCCGCACACTTTACGCTTGGCATTGGTGATGGTGCGTACAGCGCTGGCAGCGTCAACTACACCGGCAGCTCGGGTGGATCGCTGGGCGGCGGCTGGGGCATTCCTGGGCAGGTGCCTGTTTTTGATGGTCGCCCTGTGAGTTGGGTGCTGACGCAAAACTCTGGCAGCGGCATCAACTTCTGGCTAGATGGCATCTTCATGGCTTATTTTGCCTGCGTGTTTGATAGCGGCGCGCTGCAAGTGGTGTCGCTACCCGGCGTTGGCCCGCATGACATCGTTCAATTCAGGGCGTATAGCATGCCTGATGTGCCAGACACCTCTAGCAATGGCGCATCGGCTGGCCCGTTTTTGGAGTGGGGGCCAGAATCTTACGGGCCGGTCATCACCACCACCTACCCGGTAGCCGTGCCAACGCTCCCTGTTGCCGTGGCCAGCATCATGCAGGCGTCTGGCTACGATGCCAGCCAGTTCGACGCAACCGCCCTGAGCCCCGCCAAACTGGTGCGTGCCCTGGCCAACGGCAGCGTCAGCACCGCCCGCACGCTGCTGGAAATGCTGGCCAGCACCTACCACTTTGAAGCGGTGTTGTCCGACAAAATCTATTTCAGGCCGCGCGGGGGTGCCCCGGTGGCCACGCTCACCTTTGACGAACTTGGCGTGATGCAGGACAGCACCAACCCGCCCGACCCGCTGCCCCTGACGCAAGCCAACGAGCTGGAAATCCCCGCTCAATTGGCCATGACCTACAACAACGTGGATGGCGATTACCAGACCGACACCCAGTACAGCGACCGGCTTTTGACCGGCATGGAAAGCACCAGCGCCATGCAGTTGCCGCTGGGCTTTACCGCGTCTGAGGCCAAAGCCATCGTGGACACCATGCTGCTGGACAAGGCCGTGAGCGCACTCAGTACCACCGTCACCCTGGACACCAGCCGCGCTGCGCTGCAACCGTCTGACGTTGTTCTGCTGACCGGCGAAGACACCAGCACTTACCGCATGCGCATCATCAAGCGCACCGATGCGGGTGGCGTGACCACCTTGCAATGCGTGGGTGACGATGCCAGCGTGCTCACCCAAGCGGGCGTCACCGACACCGCCGCCAGCGGCCAGACAACCGTGGCCGCGCTGGCGACCACCACGCTGGAACTGATGGACCTGCCACTGCTGCGCGATGTAGATGATTTGCCCGGCCTTTACGTTGCCGTAACGGGAAGCGCCGCCAACTGGCGGCATTGCGCCATTTATGACAGCTTGGACGGCCTGATCTATAGCCAGACCATGCTGCTGGCTGACCAAGCCCCGCTGGGCACCTGCACCACCACGCTGGGCGCTTGGACGGGCGGCAATGTGTTTGACGAAACCAACACCGTCACCGTGGACGTGGGCCTGCAGCAGCTGGCCAGCGTCACCTATGCCGACATCCTGGCCAACACGGCGACCAATGCCGCGCTGATCGGTAACGAGCTGATTCAGTACCGCATCGCCACACTGGTGAGTGCAGGCGTTTACACCCTGAGCGGCCTGCTACGTGGGCGGCGTGGCACTGAGGATGCGATGGCCAGCCACACCAGCGGCGAGCGCTTTGTTGCACTGGGCACCAGTGGCGTGCGCTTTTTGCCGCTGCAAAGTGGCGACCTGGCGCGGCTGCGCTACTACAAGGGCGTGAGTGCATCCCAAGCGCTGAGCGCCGTGACCGCCCAAAGTATCACCCCGCTGGGCAACACGCTCAAACCGTTTGCCCCGGTGCACGCCCGCGCCAACCGCGACACGGCTGACACGGTGATCAGTTGGACGCGCCAAACCCGCCTGAGCACGCGCATTGTGGGCGCACTGCCCCCCAGCATTCCGCCTGGCGAAGTGGCTGAGAGTTACGAGGTGGAGGTGTGGACCAGCGGTTTCGCCACCCTGAAGCGCACCCTGGCCAGCAGCACCCCCACGGTGACCTACAGCAGTGCACAGCAGGTGACCGACTTTGGCAGCGCCCAGGCCACCCTGTACGTCAAGATTTACCAACTGAGCGCCACGGTAGGCCGTGGCAAACCCTTAACCGCGAGCATCTAACCCATGGACCAAATCAGCAGCGCCCAAGCCAGCCCCGAAGTGATCATCAATGCCAACTTTGAAGCCCTGGCCGACCTGGCCGTGTACGCCCGCAAAGCCAGCACCACCACCGGCCTGACGTGGGGTTACTACGGCGGCAGATACGCAGGCTTGGCCGTAGCCGACGGCACGCTGACTCTGACGGCCAGCGCCACCAATTACATCGTCGCCGCCAAAGCCACCGGTGTGCTGAGCGTCAGCACGGCCACCACCAACTGGAACGACACCACCAACTATGCCAAGGTCTACCAAGTAGTGACCGGCGCGGCCACAGTGACAAGCTACGCCAGCTACCGCGTGGGCGGCACGGGTGTGCTGGGATGAGCGCCACTAAGCCCCACCCCCACGACGCCAGCGAACCCTGCCCTGGCGGCTGCAAAGACATCGACGTGGTAACGGAGATTGTGGTGGCCACCCGCGAGGAACTGGAGCGCTTCGAGGCCCGTTTGCAAGAAGGTCATGACCAGCTGGCACGTTTTGAAGGCCGCTTGGATGAAGGGGACGCACGAATGAGCCGCATCGAAACCACCATCAACGCCAACAGCAGCGCCATGATGCAAAACAGTTCAGACACGGCAGAGATTTTGCAGATCATGAAAGACACAAAAACCGCGTTTCGCTTGATTGGCCAACTGGGGACGGCCATCAAGTGGGTTTCAGGGATTGTGTTGGCCATTGGCAGTGTCTGGTTTTTGTTCAAAGACCACGGCAAATGATGCCCGCTTAAGCAAAGGAGACCATCGTGACTCTGATCGATAACGCCCGCGAAGTGCTTCTGAAAGCCTGGTCAATCCGACTGGCTTTGCTGTCTGCCCTGCTGAGTGCAATGGAAGTGGCGCTGCCATTTTTCACCGACTTTGTGCCGCCCAACACCATGGCAGTGTTGGCGGTTTTGACCAGTGCAGCGGCGGCAATTGCGCGATTGGTGGCACAACCCAACACGCTTCCGGCAAAAGAGGCTGACGATGACACCTACCCAACGTAAAGCGCTCGCGTTATCGCTGGCCACGGCCATTGCAGTGCCTGCTGAGGGCTTGCGCCGGACGTTTTATTACGACCCGCCCGGCATCCCCACCGTTTGCTTTGGCCACACCGGGCCGGACGTTGACAAGACCAAGGTGTACAGCCTGGACGAATGCAAAGCCCTACTCACCAAGGACATGACCTATGCCCTCAATGCCGTTGACCGATGCGCTCCAAATCTGCCTCCTGAAGCACTTGCCGCCTTTGCCGACGCGGCCTACAACCTTGGCCCCGCCATTGCCTGCGACACCACCAAATCAACCGCCGCCCGGCTGCTGCGCGCCGGAGACGTGCGCGGCGCCTGCCTGCAGCTGCCTAGGTGGAATCGCGCGAAGGTCGCTGGTGTTGCCGTGGAATTGCCCGGACTGACCAAGCGCCGCGCGGCCGAGCAGGCGCTTTGCTTGAAAGGGTTGGAATGACAGACAGCATCCTGACCGAGCGTTGCCGCGCCCGCATGGCCGCCCTGAGCGCTGCTGACCAGCTGGCCGAAGAGCGCGCCGCGCTGGGCGTAGACGAACACATCCAACTGGTGGAGCGCCTGCTGGCCGAGCGCATTGAGGCATTTTGACCATGCGTTACCAGTGCCTGGATTACGCGCTGGACAAAGTGCACGACGATGGCGGCGGTGTGGTTTTTGTGCGCTCAACTCACTGGTGCATCCCCCATGTTCAGCACCTGAGCCGCGCCGGGGTGCTTACCCATTTTGTGCCGTACCGCGAGCTGGATCAAGCCTGGACCGCGCCCATGGGGTTTGAGGGCGAGGTGGTCACCGGCGACCCGGATGCGCAGCGCCGCGCGCCCATGCACCCGATTTGCACCGGCATTGGTGTGCTGATCCTGGCGGTGTTTGGGCTGAGCTGGTATGTGCGGCGCACGGTGGGGCGGGTTTTGCGGGGGCTGCCATGAATCTGGCCCTGATCAACCCCAAGGTGTGGCTGGAGCTGGCCCTGGCTGCGCTGGTGGTGGGTGTGTGCTGGTGGGGTTACAGCGCCATTTACAACCGGGGGGCCGAGAGCGTGCAGGTGCGCTGGGACGCCGAGCGACAAGACCAGGCCGAGCAAAGCGCACGCATTGCCGCCAACGCGCTGGCCACCACCACGGCGCTGGCCGCCACGATTGAAAACCAAAGGAATGACACCTATGCGCAAATTGCTACTCTTAACGCTACTGTTGCCAATGCTGTTATTGGGCTGCGCAACCGCCCCGCGCGTGATAGTGCAGGCGGTGTGCCCATCAATCCCGCCACTGGAGCAGCCAGCGGCGCAACTGGAGCCGACCTTCTCAGACAGGATGGAGAGTTTCTTGTCCGGGAAAGTGCCCGCGCTGATCGACTACGACTACAGCTTGTCCAGTGCCAGGCGCAGTACGCCGCAGCCCGTGAAGCCTTGAACCGCTGAAAAATCGACCCGCCAGAATCGCGCAGGTTGCGTGAACGCGGGCGGGGTGGTGCGGTGGTATGGGGCAGGGTAGATAAAGGCGCAAAACCCCGTTAAATCAGTTGTGCAATGTTGTGCAATTCGTCTTTACGTAGTTATACAGCTTACACAAATCAATTACTCTAAATTACTCGTAAGTGTTTGATTTTATAGGGAAGGTGTCTGCCGTGAAGCCAGACCGGCATCCTGAACCGGGGTGGAATGGCTTTGACAACATGTTGATTTAATTGAAGAAACCTTCAGGCGTTGTGCATAGTTGTGCAATTTGTGCGCGTCAGGATTCAGGAGTAGCATTTATGCATGGCATCAATCACGCAATACCGGGGCCGAACATGGCGCGCCATTGTGCGCCGGAAAGGGTTTCCCGTGCAATCCCACACCTTCAAAAGCAAGAAAGAGGCGGAGCTGTGGGCGGCGGGGATTGAGGCGCGCATGGGCGTGAGTGAGTATGACCCGCTGCAACTCAAGCAGGCCACGGTCACCACCTGCAAAACCATTTTTGAGCGCTACCTGGCCGAGGTGGTGCCAGACATGAAAGGCCGCAACGAGGTCAACATTGTGGCCAGGCTGATACGCGACGCGCCTTTCATGGCCATCCGGCTGGACCGGGTGAAGTCCAACGACATCCGCGACTGGCGCGACGCGCGGGTGACGCAGATCAGCCCGGCCAGCGTGCACCGGGAGCTCAACACCATCAGCGCAGTGTTTACGCATGCCATCAAGGAATGGTCCGCCCCGCTGCCAGCCAACCCCTGCCACGCGGTGAGCCGCTTCAAGGGGGCGGACAAGCCGCGCGACAAGCGCTGGTCTGATGCCGACATTCAGGCGTTTTTGACCGCCAGCGGCCACAAGGAGGACGTGCAGCCCACCACCGCGCGTGAGTATGTGGGCTGGGCGCTGCTGCTGGCCATTGAGACCGCCATGCGCGAGGCTGAGCTGTGCCTGCCTACGGTGGCAGACTTTCACCCCAAGCTGAAATATGTGCACCTGGCCAACACCAAAAACGGTGACCAGCGCGACGTGCCGCTGTCACGCCGGGCGATTGAGATTTTGACGTTTTTGTGCCAGGGCAAGAAGCCCGAGGACAAGATCATTCCGTTTGTGGCGGGGACGATCTGCGAGCACTCGCTGGAAGTGCGTAGGCTCTGCGGCCTGGAGCACCTGGTTTTCCACGACACGCGGCGCGAGGCAGCCACGCGCATGAGTAAAAAGCTGTCCAACGTGCTGGAGCTGGCCGCCGTGACCGGCCACCGCTCGCTGCGGGTGC